TACAAGGAAAAAAGAATACTGCTGTGGGCAACAGAAACGGAGATTAGTATTCTTGTAGACAGTAAGCTTTATAAAAAGCCTGTGAATAAAGAACAGTTGTTAAACCTTGCTCAGATGTTTCTAAGCAAGGCTATCAACTTTGATCACTATAAAGAATTTGAATATACTAAAGATCCTTTTAAAGAGTAAATGCTGCATCAAGTTTTGCTACATCTTCTGCATTACGTTCTTTGTCTTCTAACCAATGACCATAATTTTTTCTAGTAGTTTCAATATTACCATGCCCCATAAAGGTTGTTACTTTATGTAAATCTTTTCCATATATTTCTAAAAGTTTAGAAGCGTAATAATGTCTTAAATCGTGCCACCTAATTTTTTTTACTTGAGCTAATTTACAGGCGTTAGTTAGTTGTCTTCTTAAAGTTCTATCGGCCATATAATTATCATCATCATTTATAAAAACTAATTTATCACTTTCTGGTCTACCTTGAGCAATACTTAATTGTCGTAACTCATTAGCTAAAAAAGTATTTAATGGTACAACTCTTTGTCCATTTATTGATTTAGTTTTACCTACAAGTGGTATACCTTTTTCATTTCTTTGTAATGCTCTGTGAACAGATATTGTATTATTTTCAAAATTAATATCCTTCCATCTTAACTCTCTTTGTTCACCTTGTCGCAAACCAGTATAAGCTGAAAACCTAATTGCAAGTTTATACTTTGGTTTTACATGACTTATAATTTTTTCTATATTTTCTTTTGATATTCTAATTGCTTTATCATCAACAACAAAATTCTTTTGTGTTCTAAATTTACTATCTGTCATTATAGATTGTTGTGTCCAATTATTTTCTACAAAAAATTTACAGATATATCTAAAATAACTGTAATGACCTTTCATAGTTTTATTAGATATATTCATACTAAATATTTGTTTTGTTATTTCTTTGGTTATACTAGATGCACTTCTAGGATGCGTAAGTAACTCTGATAAATCCCATTCTGATATTGTAATATCATTAATAGTAATTAACAAAAATTTCTTAGCTATGTTTTTTCTATGTTGTAATTCTTGAGGTAAAAAATATCCCCTAAGATATGAGTCAGTTTGTTCTTCTAACCATTTATCTACACCTTGTTTACCTGTTATAGTATTTGGTATATATAAATCTTTATTATACTGTTCAATAATTTTATCAGCATCTTTTTGAGCAAGCTCATAAGTTGAATAATATTTACGACCACCACCTATTTTATATAAATATAAACAATAAGTATTACGATCTTTTCTATAAGATATTTTAAGTTTTTTAAGTTGTTGCTTTGGCATACAGACCTCCATTTTTTTATAGTACAATTATATACTATATGTAAATGAAGTCAAATTTACCCGTGGCCAACAGCCCCAGAGTAGCCCCAAGGGGTCTGAAACATGCAGAAAAGCTGGCGGGAGTGACGGGACTCGAACCCGTCTACATATGTAAAAATAATCCTAGTTTTCTAGGGTTTCTGTAGGTTTGCATACCATAGTAGACTGTTAGTTTACCATACTTATATGACACTTTACCGCCCCATAATAGCCCCAAAACAGCCCCAAGATTAACCAGATTTTTTAGGTCTACCTCTTTTATTTTTCTTAGGAATCACTTTATCTTTACACGCACATAACTTACCCACTAATCTTTTTTTTATTCTACTATATAGGTTTTTTATTTTGTTTATAATTAACATTTCCATCTCCTTCTTGCTTGTCTTAAACGAGAGTTAGGGTTCTTTGCTGCCTTCGGAAATTGCTTCATCTGTCCTGCACTTCTAGCACAATATGACTTTCTTCTTTTAGCTGCTGCACTACCTTTTTTTACCTTGCCAGTAACAGCAGTCTTTAATTTAGATCCGGGATTATCTCTTCTATATTTTTTAACACCTGCCTGCGTCATACCTGCACCAGACTTTGTAGATCTAAAATACTTTTTAGTTTTAGGTGGTTGTTTGTCAGCCATTACTTTTTCTTCTTTTTCTTTTTAGGAAAACCAGCTTTCATATTTGCGTATGCCTTTGGACTAATAGTTGATTTCTTTTTAGTTCTGGATATTCCTTTTTTCTTTCTTGCATTTATGTTTGCGTATAATCCTCTTCTAGCCATTATGCTCTCCCCATCTTTTTTCTCTTTTTTGATGCAACTATTTTTTTCTTTAATGCAGTTGGTAAAGTTTTTTGTTTACCTTTTAATGCACCATTCATAGGTTTCTTTTTTTTTCCGTAAGCCATACTATTCTCCTTTACTATAATTATTAAAAACTTCTGCAACTCTCTCTGCTCTGTTCGGAGTTTGCTGAAACCATCTAGAGTTTTTACACTCTGCTGCTGCCATCGCATATCTTCCATTCTCGATATGATCTAATGTTTTTTTAAACTGTAATAGTTTTGGTACACCTAACTGGTATGCCATGTTTGCTATTGCTATCTTGATTGGATCTGGTTGTTCTTTATACCAGGGTAAATTATTGTGAAGCTCTACTAAGAATTGATTAACAGAAGTTTCTAGTAACATCATTGCTTGTGCATCTGTTATACCAGCTCCGGGAACGTCTGGATCTATAAGTAATCCATATCCTAATGTAAGTTTATTTTCGCTGCATCGATATGGTATGTGTTTACCATCTTGCATCTTGCTGCCTTCTTCTTTCTTAATTATTTCTAGTAGTTCTTTAATCATGTATTGCTCCTTTACTTTTTAAACTGTCCAATAGATTTCAAACCAAAGCTTGCACCAATACTTGCAAGTATTCCCCATGACAACCAGTCAGGACAATCCTCTCTTAAAAACTTAAATCCATTTTCTATGTAAGGTTGAGCTGCTGGAATAAAACAAGCTATGATTAACAATATAAAACAGATAGTCCATAACTCATCTTTAATACTATCTTTACTTGCATCCATAGCTGATGCTTCCCAGTTCGCATCGCTCTGTACTTTCTTTGTTGTAGCTTCTATTTTTGCAACTGCTAGCTTTTGTTTTGCTTTTGCTTTCTCTGCTCGGTTCTTTAAAAATGTTGTGGCAATATTTCCTATTGGCCCTAGTAATGCTTGTAACATTAGTCCTCCTCTACAATTATGGTTGTGTCATCAATGTGTTTTTTATCTTGATCTCTTTTACTCTCAGCTATCCCAGCTCCTTCATTGACACAAATAAAATAATAGTGGGTAGCTAAGTCAGGATGAAAGATTGTGCAGTCATGCGACCTTGCTGATTTTATAGTTAATAGATAAGCAATAAATAAATAAAACAAATAAATAAATACAAGACCAAACACACTTATAAAAGAGTACTCCATAAGTTTCTTTCTTTTTTCTTGCTGCTTATAAATCATCTCCTGTCTATCTTTTCTTATCTTTGCCTGCATCTGTAATAACTCTTGCCATGCCGAAGGGCCTAGGGTAAACGAGATATATTCACGCAATTCTTTTTCCATAGATTGAGCTTTTTTTTTTGCTGCAAAAGCATTTAATGCTTCTTCTTCTACACTTGCTCCTACAAATATCTTTTTAAAGATAGGTGGATTTTTAGCTTGCTTCTCTGCTTGATTAATATCGGAGACAGCACCCATCCATTTACCCATATCACCATACATAGACTCTACATCTTTACCTATCTCAAAGCCTTTTTTAATTGTATTAAATGCAGCAGTAGCAATACCTAATGCTGATATTGGATCTATCATTTTATGCCTATAATGTGTAAAATTACGAGCCGTTTAAATGGCTCAGTTTGATTTTGGAGGTACTAAACTACCTCGGTTTTTATGTGTTATTTCTGTACTTTTAGGTTATCAACTTTTTCGTTTAATGCTTTTAGCTGATCTATTATTTGTTTAATATCGTGGTGAAAATCTAGCTTTAAATCTTTAAGATCTTCTTTAGTAGAATACATTTCTCTTGTATTAACTAGACGCTCTTGTAGCTCCTGCACTTTACGAACTAGCATGGTAAACATATAAGATAACATTCCTATAATAACGGACAGCATACCGCTCCATATAAATATTGGCTCAACTGTCATCTGTAGTAACTCTTTATATCATAATCGTCAGGCCAATCGTTTACCTTAGCAATAGTTTTTAAAGTATTATCTTCGTTATATTCGTCTGTATGTGCAGCAATAAATTTAGTGATTGAGTTACAAGCATCGATTTCATCGCATATTGATTTATGTGCATCTCTAACGCTTTTCATAAAGTCAGTTATTTCAGAAGGTATTGCAACATCTGCTGTAATCTTTCTTTCTATTAACCAACTAAATTTACTTAGCATACCATGAGCTGTTGTATCTGCTTTTTGTTTTGCTATAGTTCGTAGCCCCGGAGTTACAACTTGATTGCCTTTTTCATCTAGCAATTTAGATCCATCTTCATTAACTTCGTTAGTGTCTGTAAGAGATTTATTCTTTGCTTTTGTTATTGTACCAACTACAGAGTTACCATCACTTGCAATAGCATAGGTTTCATTATTAGATATGTAATACTTATCATCAAATTTAGTGCCGGGTGTAACTGGTAGTATTCCTACAGCTTTCTTTTCCGCAGCAGTCCATGCTGTAAATATTTTTCTAGAATGTGTAATATCATCTATTACCATTGTTTTGGGAAATCTTATAATTTCCTCTATTTTATTATCCTTTATTAAAGCCCACATATTTTTCTCCTCAGAAAGTTTGATTATA